CTCACCATCACTTTGCCTTTGCAGGTCTTCATGAACTCGGCCATGCGCTCGTAGTTTTCGAACTCGAACGGGAAGCCGTAGCCTTCGGTCTGCCAGTACGGAGGATCGCAGTAAAAGAAGGTATGGGCGCGATCGTAGCGCTTCATGCAGTCGTGCCAGTCCAGGTTCTCGATGTTGGTTCCACCGAGTCGTCGCCATGCGGCCGTGAGGCTTTCTCCGATCCGCGTGACATCGAAGCCGCTGCCTTCGGTGATCGTTCCGTAGTTCTGGCCAGAGACTTTAGCACCGTAAGCATGCTGCTGCAGGTAGTAGAACCGTGCAGCGCGCTGGATGTCGGTGAGCGTCTCCGGCCGGGTCATTTTCTCCCACTCGAATATCTGCCGGCTGCTGATGGCAAACTCGAACTGACGGACAAATTCCTGTAGGTGGCCGGCTTCGTGTTAGCGCACGTCGCTGGTCGCCCTCTCTTTACTGCTAGGTCTTAATCATTAGAGCGCCGGTCGCTGTCTTGAACAGTTCTCCTGCGACGACTCCTCCTGAAGCTGCAGCGGCCTGATCAGCGTAGGTTGGCACTGCGTCTAGCCGCCTCCATCCGGCTCCGGTGTATTCCCATTTCACGCCAGCGATGCCGGCAGTCTCTGCCGCGCTCCAGCCTTTCTTCGGCTGGATAAATTCCCATGCGGCGGTGGTGAGTTTGTCTGTCCAGCGGGCGATTTTTCCATCCTTCCCAGTCCATGCGCCGGTAGCGCCAGACGGCACGATATAGGCATCGCCGTCGGTTGGTGTGGCTGGTGGCGTTGTCGTGGTGGCGCTGAGGATGCGTGGCTGCACCAGCACATCGATGCCACGGAAGAATCTCATCAGTTCTTCGTAGTGGGACTCTCCTGGTGCTCCGTGTTCCAGCAGGCCGAGGTTCTCTCCGTTGGTGAGTGCCATGTGATGCTCCTTTTATAGTGTTCCGCCGAGTTCGGCGCCGAGCCGCATGCCGAGGCCGTGCCGTTCGATGGTGAAGTCGTGCTGGTAAAGTGATTCGAGCCCGGCTACTTCGGTCCCGAGCGTGATGCGCGGAGATTGCAGTGCGCCGTGGGCAATCTGGTCGGCTTCCGGATAGGTCCATACGGTGCCGGCGATGGCGCTGTAGGTGCCTTTTAGGGTGGCGCCGTCATGGATGCGCACGGTGTAGGTGCTGCCTGGCTCGGGGCCGATATCGCCAAAGCTGTGGTCGATGAGGCCGGCGGTCTGTTGCAGCCTGTCACGATGCGACCAACTGGCGGATATCGCTGTGCCGAACACTGCGGATGGCCAGTAGTCGCCATTGATTTTGAACTGGCCTGGCGGGTATGGTCTGGCACCACGATTCTGCATGGTGAGCGTCATCGGGACCGCGAAGGCTTCGTCGATAGCGCCGAGGCTGGTCTGCGGCATGGCCTTGTAGTAGACGGTCTCGCCGTCGGTACGTTCTGTGCCATCCAGCCCGACGATGCCAATGGCGACCCAGAGCCGTTCGCCTGCTGCGTGCGACATGGGCACGGTATCCAGCACGCCACGGCGCACCGTGACGGTAGATGTTGGTATGTCCCACGCCTCGATCGCAACGCATTCATCGCCGAGGTAGCCATAGATATTTTCATCTTCATCAAAGTCGATGAGCGCGAAGTTTTCATCGTTGGCCAGGACCAGCTCAGTCTCTGTTCTGCCGATGTCCACGGTCAGGGTGCCGTTGGGTGAAAAATGTCCGGTATCTACTTTTTTATAGTCGACGCCGTCACTGGACGCCTTGAGGATGAAGCTGAATGGCACCGCACCGGCACCTGGAGAAGCCAGCACCACGCCGAACGCCCAGTCCGGGATCAGGACTTCAAAGTCGGCTCTGGCCATCGAGGTGGCCACTTCGTAATAAGGTGCTTCTACCGCACGCTGGAAGTCGCAGGCAGCGGGCGCGGTGGCGGTGTCCTCCCAGTCAGTGTCCGGAGATTCGTTGTAAGCCGCGTAGTCAAGCCCGAAGACGTCCTCGACCAACTCCACCTCTATCGCGCCGGCCTTGAGCGTCCCCTTATTGATATCGATGATGCGGAACGGTGCCTTGGTGAAATCGAGGTCTGGCCACGTGACCGCGACCACGTCGCCTTCCAGCTTGTCCCACATGTCGCGGTTGACGGTCATGGTGAGTCTCGCCAGCGCGGCGCTTGTGGCGACTACTTCTCGCTGGGCAACTCGGCCCGCGAGGTCAGAGGTGCGAATTCCAGGGAAGTCACGCGTCGCGGAGATCACCGCGCCCTGCACCTGGATGCTGGCGAGGTCCTGCGCGGCGATCGGCTTGGAGTCTCCCTGCCTATCGCGGTAATTCACCACGATCTCGTTGGCCAGCTCGCCATAGGCGAGACGCTGGAATGACTTCATCTCGAGTACGTTGGCCGGGGTGAGTTCCAGCAGGTCTTCGACGTCGTAATCGGCGCGGATCAGTGAAAGCTCAAACAAGCCAGTGCGCGGGTTCATGCGCAGCACGCCGTTGATGTGATCGAGGATGGACTGGATAAAGTTCTCGATCGGCGAGGTCTGGTCGTAGCTGATCGACAGGCCGAAGCCCTCTGTATGCAGGGTGTCGGCTGCAGCGCGAAACGATGCATCGTGCAGATCGGACACAGGATGGCCGAGGCCACGATCATCGGTCAGGCACTGGTAGATAATGTGCGCCGGGTTCATATCCGCCACACTGTCTGCTGCCGTGATCTGGGCCTTCTCTGGATACCAGACGGTGCCGTTCTTCCAGTCGGCAAGAATGCGCCGCACGCGCACCCAGGGCGATTTGAAATAAGGGTTCATGGCCGACCACATGAAGCTCTTGAATACCAGCGAGAGCAGGCCGCGATACGCCGGGCAGTTGCCGCCCTGGTAGCTGGCCAGATAGCCGTTTCGACCTTGTGTTGCCTCGCCCATCATGACGGAAACGTAACCCTGAACACCGCCCTCGCGCTTCTTTCCGCCGAAGAGCTCAGGGTTGTTAACGTAAATATCCTGCGAGGCCGTCACGCTGCCAGACCAGCCGCTGCGCTCGCCGAAGATGATCTCGGTGACTGCATCCACCGGGCCGTGGCAGCAGGAAATTTGGACTCCCATATAATAGTAGTAGCCGACGACGTAGGACTTCTTTCCCTTTCCGCCGCCGCCATAAAGCGTGAAGACATTTTCGGCGAGCCACAGCGGGTTCCACCAGGGCGCGAATATCATGCTTCTGCCTCGATGCGCTTTCTGGCTTGCGCGATCGCGGCTGCGGCCATCGCGTCGCCGGTCGCGGCCAGCGTTTCTTCTGCGACGCCTTGACGGACGAACGCGGCCCAGTCGAGACCGTGGCGTGCGAACCACAGACGCGCACCGCTGTTGCAGTAGCCGATGGCACGGATGTCAGCCAGCGTCACAATCATTTCTTTCCTCCCGCCTTTTCCTTGATGGGCACGGTATAGGCATGGCCGTACCAGACCACATTGGACTTCTTGATCAACTCCGTGCCGAACACCCAGGGCACGGTGTCGCCCTCGCTCGCGGTAGGCACATCGAGCTTGCCTGGCTCAGGGGGCTTAGGCTTGGCGCGCTTGCTGGATGACGTCACTTGCGAGAGCGCCATCGAGACCAATGCCATTAAAAACTGAAACATGGTGACCTCAGTAAATGGTGGAGCCCGCGAACGGGTTCTTCTTTGGGATGAAGGGCTGCCCCTGATAATTCAGGGCATTGTTGAATTTGTTGTGGCAGTCGCCATTCAGGGCATGGTTGCACCCTGGGTAGGCCTTGATCTGCATGCCAGGCACCAGCCCGACTGGCGCGGTTGCCAGCTTGAAACTGGCCGGCGCCGCATCGAATGACTTGATCATGCGCGCCTCGGTCAGCGCGGCCACATTGCTCTCCCACGTGAGGTAGCCGGCCGAGAAATGGTTGGCGCCATAGACACCAGCTGCGGCTGCGCATGTCACCGTTAAACCAGAGACGGATGTAACGGTCAGCGCCACCTCGTGAAGTGCCTTGTTAACGCCGCATTTTGGCGAGTAGAGCGGCACGCGGCACTGCGTGGAATAGGTGCGCGGGTTGCCGGCGCGCTGCAGCGAGGTGAAGATGCTCTCCAGGCTCAGCACGCCAAACGGCGGCTCGATGCTGACGCTGACAATGCGTCCACGCCACACCACGACGAACTCGGCATCGCCATCGTGGGTACCGAACACGGTGGCGCTTACCACCTGATACGGCGGCTGGATGCGAAACAGATTGAAAATATCGACGTTCATCGGCAGCCGGATTTCCAGTGTCGAGCGATCGCCGTTGACGTTCGAGCCGAAATCGCCACGATCCATCGCCGTGGGCAGATAGGGGTCATCGAGATAGGTGATCATCTCGTCGGCATTGGTGTAGCAGTAATTGCGGTCGGCATAGGCCAGCTTCAGCAGCTCTACCGGCCTGCCGGCGTCGGCGCTGCGCTCAATGGTATCGAAGCTCATGTGATCAGGCTCCTGAAATTGGTGGATGGCCGCGCGACCTGGTTGGTCACCCACGGGATCTCGATCTTGTCTGTCGCCAGCCGGAACTGCTGAATGATGTGGATCGCCACAACGTCCTCCACCGCAATCGCATCTACCAGCGCTGTATCCAGCGTGACCTTGGAGGCACCGCCGATCTCGGCGAATGTCGCGTTCAGCACCTGCCGATACACGCGCGACCCATCTGCAAGCCGGATCATCAGATGGCTGCGATCATCTGGCGTGGTGCCGAAATAGCGCGTGTACTCGGTGCCCGCCAGCAGCAGCTCCAGCGACCCCGCAGCAGCATCAGCCGCCAGCCGCAGGTCGTCGTGCCATGAGGGAATCCACACCGGGGCATGTTGCCCGCGACGGCGGTGCGAAAAGGCTCTGAATGCCGTGATCGCCGCCCGATCGTGCAGAAGCCAGCCGAACCCCCTGACCACGCTGGATGACTTCTCTTTGGCGCGGCGTACCCACGGGCCGACCTCTGCATCTGCCATGTGGAAAGCCCGGCTGAATTCGTGCGAGATCCCGGAAGACCAGTCCGGCTTTGTCAGGTAGACCTCTACCCCCTGATAGGTTTCTGCCGGCGCAATGGCCGGGTCGGTATCGCCACCCACAACGCGAAACAAGGCACGCCCCGTCAGCGCCTGATCAGTCACGCGCGTGAGCTGCACGGTGTCGGCGATCTCGGCGAACACCAGCGGGTACAGCACGGCCCACGGCATGAAATCTCCGACGATCGTCTGCGCCAATGCAACAGAGCCTGATGCCACCGCGCTCACCTGCACGATCTCCCAGGTGGTGGTCGACTGGAAAATAAGCGCGTATCCGCCTTCGATAAACTGTAAGCCGGTGGTGTCGCCGTACAGAATCTGCTGGCCAGCCTGCGGCACGACGGATAGCGGCATCTTGTCAGTCCACACCGGCAACGCAAACTCTTCACCATGCATGCGCCACAGTAGCATCTCCAGCCACTCGGCTTCGCCGTTGGCCAGCAGCAGGTCGAACTCGAACGTGCGGCGCGGTCTGGCACGTACGGCACGGCGTTGCTCGCTGCCATCGTGGGCGCGCAGCACATCCGTGCGCCACTCGATCGATTCGGTCAGGCCCGCTTTCCAGTTCGGTCGGAACGGCCACACGTTGAGGTTATATTCATCACGGCTGGCACCATAAGGCAGGCCGAGGCTGACGAGGCCGAGCGACTCAAAGCCGAGGCTCATCGCGCCACCTTGCGCAGATAGCGCTGCGCCTCTGCGACTTCATTTTCAAACGAAGTGCGGCAGTGCTCCGGGTCAAAGAAAAACAGCGCATCGATCAGTGCCTCGGCGCGCTTCCAGCCGCAACGGTGCGCACGTGAGCTGATCTTCTCATCGTGGTGGCCACCGATCGCGACGTTGGCCGTCTGGTCGAAGCCGAACGCCAGCCGGTAGGCACGCTTTGATCCGGCAATAATCGCCAGCAGCATCCACACCAGGCACACCATCGCGGCCACCATGCAGAGAACCCACAGCACCAGAAGCATCAGTCTCGACATCATCCCTCAGCTCCAGCTGATCGCCAGCAGGTCGGCCACGGTATGGCCTTGCGGTAAGGCCTTGACCGCATCTTCCAGCGCCTGCCGTTTCCCTGTCAGCGCCGCGTGCGCGGCCTCGTACAGCGCCACCTTGTCCAGGATGCGCGACAGCAGGAACTCGCGCGGCACGCCACGCGCCACGGCCAGCCCATCCACGTAAGGTGTTCCAGACTGCTGGTCGATCGACCATGCCCTGGCTTCTGCCTCCTGCTTGTACCAGCCCTCGCGCTCCGGCAGTGGCGTGTCTGCAACCAGCGCTTCCACCGCGCGCTCATAATCGGCATTGATGATTGCGATCTGTATCGGCGCCAGCAGATCGGCCGCATCGTCCCGGCTGATGGATTGCACGTAGCCATAAGCCTCGATGTCAGGCATGGCTGCGCCATCGGCATCCTTCAGCGCCACCGCACGGTGCGGCGATATCCAGTGGATTTCCGGCAGAACAAAAGGCCCGTTGACAATCACATCGTTATGGACCTTGAAATAGAAATCAGTAATTTTCATGATCATGCCGTCCAGTTCGCAAAAGAAGGCCAGTTTGCGGCGTATAGGTCCTGGACTTCGTTCATGAGTGTGAACAACCCGGAACTCCCCCCAGAACTCGCAGTTTTCATGAACACAGACGGGAATAAAATCGCATCTGTAATTGCCGTTCCACCCGTTCCTGCCTCCGGGTTTCCCGAAACAGGCGACCCGTTAATAGTGGCCCACGCGAGATTGTTGTCGAGATCTACCAGCAGACCATAGAAATACCCGAGCGTGGCGTTCGTGGACGATGTGTAAACGAGCAGCGGATGCCCGCCTAACACCCCCATCCCAGTCGAGTTAGATAAATTCACACCGCCAGCCACCACGCCTATCTGCACAGAAGAAGTTGTCGATCCTCCACCACCAGAAGCCAGCACGCCGTCGCACCTAACCACAAACCGGTGCTTTCCTGAATTTTTACCACCAAACGCCCGAACGCCTGAATAGTTGGTTCCCCCTCCGCCTGGACGAGTGACTTCAGAGTTTCCTCCGCTCAATACGATTGCGGTGGCCTTGTCGCTGGGATTCCAAGTCGTAGCCAAGCCTGACGCCGTGGTCTGGATCACCACCGCATTGGCGAAGCCTATATACGAGGCACCGCCATCGGTGGTGCTGAAAGACACCACCGTCGTCTGCAGATCGGCCAACGCGGGTGAAAGGACGGACTGGAACACCAGGTTTCCCGGGAATGTCACCTGCGCACCGCTGGATGTGGTGCGGGTGATTTCGAGCCGGGTATCCGCGGCAAACCCTGCCGGCGGCGGATTGCTGATGGTGAAGGTCACGTTGCCGGTGCAGTTCATGATGATCACCGGCCAGGTCATGTCCAGGTCCACCGTGCCGGAGACATCACCGAGATCCAGCACGCGCCCGGCCGGGTAGAAGGTCGCGTTGCGGCCAAAGACATCGAGATGGTTCTGCGCGAAGTCGAGCTGCTTGATCTTCTGGTGCCCGCCGCGGTTTCCGTCGATGAGGTCGATGGCGAAATCGGCATCCAGGCTCTGCCACGTGGCCGGCGTATTGACGATGGCCCCCACCGGCACATTGGTCGGCGCCGGCAGGGTGTTGTCCAGTGCGCCAGCGATGAAGGTCTCGTAGACTGTCTCGCGGCGCATGGTATTGGCATCGAGCATGCGCCCGATGCCGGTCTCGCGCGGGGTGAGGTCGGCATTCAGGATCGAATACGGAAAATACGGCCCGACGCCGACCACCTGATTGAATGTCGGGTACCCGTTCACCGCGCCCAGCACGATATCCCCGGTGCCGCCGGTTGTCACCACGCCGCGTGTCCAGTTGAAATGGCTCATTCATTACACTCCCAGCGCCGCCCGGACCGATGCCCGGTTGGCCTTGACTACATTGATGAATGTCCTGGTGCCGGCCTGCGATGCCAGCCCCTCGCTGACCACGGACGGTGAGTCGATCATGTTGATGATCTTGAGATTGGTCTGCGCCGCCTGGGCCCCGCCCATGTTGTCGCGATGGCGCGGATCGTTCGCCGTCAGCACCTCTTCGCCGCGCCGCAGCACCGCCGGCACTTCGTCCGGCTTCAACCCGGCAATGCCGCCGGCGTGGTACCGTGGCGCAGCGCTGAAAGCCAGCGCCGGCACGCGCATGGCGGGCGCGGCGCCACCGGCAATGCCGCCCTGGTGAAAGATGCTTGAAAATAGCGAGCCCAAGCCACCGAATAGCGAACCGAAGCCGCCACCGGAGCTGCCGAACATTCCGCCAATGCCTGAAACCACGTTACCCAGCCAGCCCTTGATGCTGTTGAAGATCCCGCCCACCGCATCGAGCAGACCGAATGTCATCTTGTTCACGGCGTCGTATAGGCCGGAGAACATCCCTCCGGCGCTTTCCGCAGCGGTAGAAGAGATCGAAGCGCTGGCGGTGCTGGCAGAAGTTCCCAGCGTTTGCACACTAGAGCTCGCCGTTGACATCGATAGATTCGTCGCTGCAGTCGTAACGGACAAGTTGCCCATGTCGCTCACGAGCTGCTCGGATGCAGTCTTTCTCAACGCGAGCGCATCAGACTTGTCCAGCATCTGAGTGAATCGATCAAGCGAGGCGCGATCTTCATCCAGGCCGCCAATTTCACGGCCGTACTGCCCCACCTTGTACCTGCCATAAGCGCCGCCTGCCATCCCGGCAATGCCACCGGCAGGGCCTGCGACGATGGACAGCAGCTTGCCTATGCCGCTGGATGCGGCAGTCCACTTCTGCGCCGTAGATAGCGAAGCCTGTGTCAGTTCGCGCTGCGCGCTGATCCAGCCGTTTTGCGCGGCGATCCAGTCACGCGTAGGTCCTGCACCAGAGCCTGGCAGATTGACGGCCAGTCCATCTGATGTCACATACCCGCCGTCTGCAAACCCCGGCACCACCCCACGCCGCATGGCTTCGAGCAATGGCAGATACTTCTGAGTGGCAGTTGCCGGCATGACGAATTCGCCATTGGAGAGCATGGCGGGAATGGAGTCGGAGGTCCCGGTGCCCGGACCGGCCACGCGGCCGCCCTGGGCAAAACCCATGCCGCTCGACCCGAACAGGCCGATGATGCTGTCGAAGAACCCAGGCCCCTCGCTGGCCACATCGCTGACAGCGTTGAGTGCAGCATCGGCATCGCGGATGTACATCGGGTCGGTCTGCGTGCCCTTGGGGGCGGACTTTGCCCCGAACAGCTTGCCGATATCGAGCAGGCCGCCAGACCCGAACAGCTTCTCGGACATCTCGCGTGCCAGCATGCGACGCAGTTGCGCATTCACGTCATCCACGAACTGCAGCACCGCATCCTTCGCGCTGCCACCCTGCATGATGGTCTCGAAGAAGCCCTGCCCGGCATCGACCATTGCATCGCGCATTTCATTGAGCTTGCGCTGAAACTCCACCAGCTTCACGTTGGCCAGCTTCTCGAACTCCAGCCGGTACCGGCGCGCGCGGTCGATCGCATCCGGGCCAATCGCCTCGGCGGCCTTCTCGATGTTGGGCAGCATGCCGCGCACCGTCTCGGCCGTGCGTTGCTGCAGGTCCAACAACTGTTCGCGCGCCTGGCGTTCTGTCACCAGCCCGGCCGCGCGGCGCACATTGATCGACTCCTCCTCCTGGCGCATGCGCTCCAGGGCGGCATTAAATTCTGCCTCTGCGCGATCCAGCGTGTCGCGGTCGATCTCGACCTGGATCTTGCGTTTCACCGTCGCGGTGAACCCTGGCACCGCCGACTCATTGGCCTCGGCCCGCGCCAGCAACTCTGCATTGCGCTGGCGGATCGCGTCCGCACGCTGCGCAGCGCTTGCAGCGCTGCCGGCCGTCGCATTCTCCAGCGCGATATCTGCCATCTGCTGCTGCAGCGTCTTCAAATCCTTCGCACGTTCAGCGGAGATGTCGGCCACGGCCTGGCCACGCTCGCGCTCCACCGTTAAAATTCTGGCATTGGCCGACTCGATTTCACGGTCGATATCCGCAATGCGAGCCCGCTGCCTTTCCTGATCTGCGGCTGTCTTTGGTTTTGTGCCGGCCACGCTGGACCGTTCTGCCGACAACGCCTGCATCAACGTGCGCTGGGCCTGCAGCTCTTCTTCCGCGCCGCGTTCTGCAATCGCCAGGCGTGCGTCGTAATAGCCCTGCAGGCTCACCTGGTTGTCGCGATAAGCCCGCTCGTAGATGCCCTCGGCCTCGCGCAGGCGGTCGCGCAGATCCTCCAGAACATCGTTGAGGTTGGCGCGCAGGGCAGCGACGGCGTCGCGGTCCACCCCCAGCGCCGTTGCAATGCCAGGCGTCCTGGCAGACTTGGCGCCGGCGAACTTGGCCCGGATCGCAGCAATGCCTTGACGGTATTTTTCGCTGGTTTCAGATAGGCCGGCCTCGGCGGCAAGGCGCTTGAACTCGGCGATAGCATCCTTCAGCTTGGCCGATTTTTCGCGGTACTGATCGAGGTAGGCATCCAGTTGCTTGCCGAGCAGCTCCTTACCCAGCGCTGCGTTTCCATTGGGCGCAGCACGTCCAGGATCAAGCGACTCTGCCAGCTTCAGATCGGCACGGCGGCGCTCAAGCTCTGCAGACACCTCGGCACGTCGGGATACGGTCCCGGCAGAAGGCTTACCGCCGCGCGTTGCCCTGATCGTCTCGTCCAGCAGGGATAGCTCTTTCTCCCGCAGCGCGATGACCTCCTTAATCGCGCCAACGTCGCCAGTGCCGAACTTCTGCTGCCGGCGCAGGCGATCGGCCGCTTCATTGGCACGGTCGATGGACTCTCTGGCCTTATCTCCGGCAGAAGAGGCTGCATTCCCCCAGATCGCCCATGCCGTCGCCCCTGTCGTCAACAGCGTCAGGATTAACCCTAGCGGGCCACCGATAAAGCCAAGCGCCAGGCGCAGCCCACCGGCCGCCGCTGATGCGCCGGTCATGGCAGTAGCCAGACCTGCCTGCGCGGCAGCATAACGCTGCTGTGCCGGAATCAGCGCAGTCTGCACGGCGGCGAGTCGAGCCATGCCGGTGGCATGGGCGACCGTAGCCTGCGCTGCCTGCAGCTCTGCCTGCGCATAAGACAACACCACCTGACGATGCGCCAGAGTAGTGGCAGTGGCCTGACGCTCGGCATTGATGCGCGCGATAGTGGCCTGAATCTGGGAAAAGGTCGCAGCGGCACCTCGCGTCATCGCGACAGTGAGCGCAGCAGATGCCGCCACGGCAACACCGCCAAGCACATTCTGCATATTGCCGGCGAGCGCATTCAGTGCGGTAGACACCGTTTTTGTTGCGCCGACGCTTCCGTTGATCTCGTCAACTGTTTTGCCGAACTCATCGCGCACTGCAGAGAGCGCCACGCCAATGGTTTTCGGCATGGCGTCAGATTCGCGCTGCAGCACATCCGACTGCGATTCAATCGCCCGACTAACGATATCCGTGGTCAGCAAGCCCTGCTCAGCCAGCGCGCGCAGGCGGCCGATTGGAATCCCCAGGCCATCCGCCAGCGCCTTGGCCAGCCGAGTGCCGTTTTCCATGATGGAATTGAATTCGTCGCCGCGCAGCACGCCAGAGCCTAGTGCCTGCGAGAATTGACGAACCACGGCAGCAGACTCTGCAGTCGATGCGCCGGATACGCGCAGCGCCGATGTCGTAGCACGGGTCAGGTTGAGGATGCGCGTCTGCGTCAGGCCATAGTCGGTGCCGGTTTGTGTGAGCCTGGTGTAGAGCGTTGCAACGGCTTCGTAGCCGGCGCCCGTATCCCTGGCAGACTGGTACAGTTCGCGCTGCACCTGCGCGAACTGGCGGGATGACTCGGTGACCAGCTTGATTCTGGCGTTGAGGTTCTGCACCTCGTCGGCCAGATTGGCCAGCGATTTGATCTGACTAAAGGCGATCAGGCTGCCGGCCGTGGCACGCAAACCATTTCGCATCGAGTCGAGCTGTCGCGCACGGGATTCCACCCCGGCACGCGTCTTGCCAAACGCGGCCGAGGTGTTATCCTTGGCACTAATCACTATCGACAGGGTTTTATCATTCGCCATGTTCAGACTCGCGTTTCAGTATTTATCCTTGATGGGTACGGTTGTGCTTTTCGTGCTCACCGGGAACATCTGGACGCTGCTGCTGTTTCCCGTCATGGTTGTCGCATTCATGAAGGGCTGGGCCTGATCATTCCCCGGCGATTTCCTTCCAGCCTTCCTTGAACCCTTTTTCACCTGCCTGCGCCAGCCTGGCGATGTAGAGCGACTCGATCCTCGCCTGCCTTTCCATCGCCGCACACTCCCGCAGGAAGAGATCCACCTGCGGCAGCGTGTAGTCCAGGATGTCGCCTAGCTTGTGCCCGTACCGGATGAGCCGGGCAATTGCAGCCCCCCAAACGTCGTCTCGATCCGGTTGGCCGCCTCGACGATCCGAGGCAGCAGCACACGGACGAAAAAATCGCTGTTTACCTCGATAACCGCCACGAAGAGATCGAGAAACTCGTGCGGGTCAAGCTGGCCGACCCACTCCGAATCCTTGCCCGTGGCCACAGCCACTGCCGCAATCACCAACTCGCCATGCCGGCCGATGATGTCGATCGGCATGGCGCCCTGCTGCAGCTCCTGCACCACGGGTCCGGCGCAACGCAGCATGATCGGGATCTGCCGCGTCTTCATGTGTCCGATGGCGATATCCTCGCCGCCAGCCTCGACCATCAACGGCTCCGGTAACAGCACCTCCAGATCGCTTTTGTTCTGCTCAGTCATAGTCACCTCGAAATAAAGCCCCCTCCCGCAAGAGGGGGCGGCATGGAAGAATTAAGCCAGGTCGATCCAGCGTGCGAATTGGCCCAGCGGGCTGGTCGCGGATTGCTTGTCGTCCACCAGAACGCTACCCTTGAGGTCGTAACCGCCGACCGCGTTGTCGCTGATCAACGGCAGGTTGCTCATCGGGTCGATCAAGGCCTTGTAGAACTCCACCACGACCT